CTGCTGAAATTGCCCACGGCGAAACGGTGACGGACGTTGCATCATCTGCTGCTGTTGTTGCCGAGCATAGTTGTCATGGTACCCCTGCATTTTGCCTTGCAGGTCTTGCAACTGCTGGTACATCGGGGCTTTCTGCATGTAGTCGTTCATCTGCTGCTGAAGTCCCTGCATCTGCGTCTGATACCCCTGGTACTCAGGGCTCTGCATAAACGCAGGCTGCTGGGGCTGCGGAGGCTGGAAGGGGTTCTGCATCAACTGGCCAAACTGCCCGCCAAAGAATTGCTGTCGCTCAGGGCGATACTGCATGTCAGACAACATTGCGGGTTGCTGCCCACCACCGAAACCGCCGCCGTTGCCTTGCCCGTAGTTGGTGTACGTTGACGGGTTAAGCACTTGGGGTTCGGCCATTACTGCGGGCTGGGCCGTCGCCATACCGCCGCCCGTATTTTGCTGCGGCGGGCCAAACGGGTTGTTGGCAAATCTCGGCATCTGGCCCGTGCCGCCAGTCGGAGGAGCGCTCTGCCCCTGCTGCGGACCCAGCGGGTTCGACGAATTGGTGCCACCGCCTGCCATTATTTTTTCCCCAATCTTTCTCGCTCTTCAAGCAGGCGCACCTTGACCTGTAGATCGTTGATGTGGGTCATCAACTGCTCTTTGAGAACAGCCCTGCGCTCCGCGCTGATCGGGCTGTCAGTGGGCACACCCTCCTTGGTAATCAAGGCAGGCATCTGCCCCTCGATCTTGGTCAGGCGCTCGGAGAAAGACGCAACCTGCCCCAGCAGCCAAGCCAGGGCCGCCACTACGATGGGGATTACCGCCTTCAGTACGTCTGACCAAGCCATTACCTATACCTTGCTGTCTTTGCCGCCACTTTGGGCGGCTGTTTTACGAACTGTTTCCCGGCTTTCTTGCCTGCCCGCTTGGCACGGGTCGTGGCGGCATACTCAGCGGGGCTGAGCGCCTTGATGGCGTTCTCAGGCAGATATCGCTCCCCCGTCTTGGACGACGGTTTGCCAGACTTGGTGCGCCACTTCTGAGCGCCCCAGTCCTTGAGCGATTGCTGCGGGTCTTTCATACCATTTTGCCGCGTGTTTTGCCACGTTGGCAGCAGCCATCGGCACGGCTGGACGCTGTCTTGCCGCCTTTTTTGTAGTCGTCACTTGTGCGTGGTGTTCTATCTTCAGGAACCTCGTACCTTGATCTTGAAGAAGGAAAATTAATTTTTCCGGAAATTTCTGGCTCGTAATCAAGCTTTTCTTTGTAGTCCTTGGCGCTTCTTTTGCCTGTGACTCTTGGCCCAAAATTAAACCCGGAGCCACCACCGCCACCGACACCGCCTTTGCCGCCCTCTGTACCGAGCAGCATCTCGTCCATTGGCTTGCGCAATCCTTTTGGCATTTTCAATACTCCTCAGTCTCGATACCCGCCGCCAGCGGCTTTGTACTTCTTGGCCACAAGCTGGGCTTTACGGGCCGACCACTGGCCTGCCCCGGTGCCGTGCGTTGCCGCCGCCTTGACTTGGCTCACGATGCGCTTGCGCAGCTCCGGCTTAGTGTAGTTGCCAGCCGCGTTGACCTTGCCGCCCTCGGCGTACTGCGTGAAGTCCGTGTCGTCACGGCGGGGCTTCTTGACCCCACCGGGCATCTTGGAGGGCATGATAGCGCCCATGCCACGGCTCGGTCTCATGTCAGTACACCTTGGCCTTACGGGCACCGCGAGCTTTGCCCCAACCTTTGACGGCTCCGCCTTTTTTCATGCCAACACCAACAGGCATATCATCCTCTGTGGTCAAGATTGCGCCCGTTCCGCTACGCGCATACCGACCGCTTGGGTCAATGAGCCCCGCCGTAAACACACGCTCCGCATCTGTCTTTGCTCGATTGCCGGACAGCACCATATCGCCAATTTCTTTAGCCGACTTGCCGCGTATCATGAGTGGTTTAGCCATCATTTCTTCAGCAGAAGCTTCCGATAACGGCAGCCCGCTTAGTCGCTCGCGCACTTTGCCCTTCTCAATATCCTCCGGCCTCACTCCCGCACCAACCGGCAGTTTCGAAAGTGCGTACATCGCACCAAGACCGCCAAGCACTTTGGCGGCTTTCCCCAACGATTTACGAGCCATGACGGCCTCCGCTCAGCAAGTCTTGCCGCCGTACTTCATACCCAGAGGCTTGCTGCCGGACATCTTGACCATCGTGCCCTTGGTCTTGCCCTTGGTTGCCATGCCGTCACGGCTGGGAGCCGCAGTCTTGACCGCACCCATTTTGGCCGTGGTGATACCACCATTGGCCATCTTCTTGGCAGGTGCGCCTTTTTTCTTCGCCATCATTGCCATAAAACCAGCGTTCATTTTGGAAGCCATAGTGTCACCACCTTTTGAAAAAAACTCTTGCTTACCTTGATTGGTTTTGGGCTTGTTGATTGCCTGCGCATCTGCACGGCTCCCAGACCCAAACCGCTTACCCTTATCTGCCTTCATAAACTCTTGACCAACAGACTTTGGGATTCCTACGCGCTTGGCAGCGGCGGGGTTATTGGCCACCATCGCCATCAAGTTGTGCTGTGCCTTACTCTTGCTTGGCATCGTCAGCTTTCTTTCTGCGGATCAGCTCCACAAACGTCTTGCCCGAGACCATCTCCGCGATACGCATCAGCGTCCAGATCGCACCGATCAAGCCAAATACCGGCGTGAGCAATTGCAGGAACGAGCCAATGGTTGCAACCACCGAAACAATGTCCAGCACATTTTTGACTGTGTCGTGGTTCTGGCTCATGTCAGCAATTCCAAGCTCTCAAGCTTTTGTTGATGCGACTGTTCGGGTCTTTCTTTGCCTTCTCGCCGGTCAGCTTCTTCTTCATGCCTTCCATGCGGGCGCAAAAAGAGTCTCGGCGTGAGCCTCCCTCGGGCTGCGGGGGCTTGAGCCCAGGCTTGCCGGGGTTGGCTTTGTTGTAGGAGGCTCGCCCCTTGGCGTTGAGTCCGCCCTTGGGGCTCTTGCCTTCTTTGCGCTGCCATGCTGCGGTCTTAGCCATAGAACAAAGTAGTTGTTACGTTTGCGACCAAGCCAACAAAAATGCCATCTTTGGCCAAAATTCCTTCGCCCGGAATCACCACAGGAAACGCAGTCGCGTTGTACGAATCTGCTTCCATCAAAATGTCAGCGTACATCGACACCGCAGGAGACCCGGTGATGGTGCCACTGGCAGAGTCCGTTACCGTGAACGTATTGGCATCTGAAACCGTGACCGTATAGACGTTGTCTGTCGCAGTGCCGCCTGTGCCCGCAGAAAAGTCCAACCAAACGCGGTCCCCAGTAGTGAGGCCATGATTGGTGATAGTCACCGTCACAGTGGTCGTAGACCGCCCGTAAGTGCCCGTTTGCGTCACATTGTTTGTAAACACCGTGTGCCGCGCCGCCGCACTAGTGTTTGCCGACACAACGGCCCCCTTGAGGCGTGTTCGGTAGTTTACCGCCACGCCCGAAGAGGTCATGTGTTTCGACTTTACGTCATACTGCATCGTCATGATGCGCTCCTATTAAGCCGTACGGGTAAACACGTAGGCGGTGGCACTGGAGAACATGATGGTGAACCGAGCAAGGCCAGTAGCGCCAGATGCGATGGTCAAGTCGCCAAACGAGCCGGGAGTGTCCGCAGCAGCGCTGGACAAGATGCCGTTGGTAGCAACAGCAATGGTCACGGTCGATGCGCCAGCAGTGTTGTCCACGTACAGGTCAAGAACGGTACCTCTGACCGCACTAATAGCGGCACCAAGCGCCGTGCCCGTAGGCAGCGTGATGGTCGTTGCGGCAGCAGAGGTAGAAGTGATGTAGCCCGTTGCAACCTCTGCTGCGGTGGCGGTGGCCGTAGCGTTGATAGCTGCGGTTGTGGGGTGGTTTTGGTCGGTAAAGACCAAATTTGTGGTCGTTAGGTCGGTCACACTAGTGGCCGCGCCAAAAGTGGCGTCCACGGTAACAGCGCCAGTGGTGCTGTTGGTGGTGATAGATTGAAAGCCGTTTTGCGACCGAACCGGGCCGCTGAAGGTGGTGTTTGCCATTTGATCCTCACAAGCGAGTTAACTGTGGGCGCTCTGTCTGCTTGTCGTCAGCCGGGACTGTCAGAAACGCCGGAAACCCCGGAATGCAAGCAATATACAGTAAAAGAAAAAGGGGCGCAAGGCCCCTTTTTCGTTTTCATCAGGACGAACCCGACGAACCCCACATACCCAGAGGGTCAGACCAGCCGAAGCTGTAACGCTCACGGGCCTTGTACCGGACGTTGCCGGTATCGAAGTCTCCATCCATCGAGTTTGCCAGGGGCATACGCTCGAAGTGCTTCATGCCGTTCGGAACGTCGGTGGTCAAGAACCATGCGTTTGGATCGGTCAAGAAGTGGTTGACGGTGTAGCCCTCGGGGATCGCACCCATCTGCTTGATCGCGTTGATGTCGTTATCAGCAGTCGAGACCCGCAGCTCAGTGTCAAGCAAGCGCTTGGCAACGAACATCAGGCTCGGGGGGATCACCATCTTGCGAGGCTTGGCGGCAATCAGCAGGCCACGCTCATCGGTCCACGCAGCGATTTGAATCACAGCGTTTTCCAGAGCGGTCTCGTTCAAATCAACACCCGTGGTCGGGCTATTGAAGTTAACGCCACCGCCAACAAGCGGGTGGCCAACACGAGTGCTGGAGCTGTTGTTGCCGAACAAGGTAACGCCGTCACCGCCGAGGAACGCGCCGTTGAAGCCGTTGTTGATGACGGCTGCAGCTTTGACCTGCTTGGTGTAGGACATCGCACGGGCCAGCGCTTTGGTGTAACGAGCAGACAGGCTGTCGTACAGGTTGTCCTCAACCGCCTCTTCGGTGATCGAGAAGCCCAGAGCAATGGTCTCGTGGGTGTAGCGGGCGGTGAACGCTTCCTGTGCGTTGTCGTAAGCGATGGCAGAGCCCTCGTTCTTGACAGGTGCAGCAGAGAAGCCAGCCAGCTTGGTCTCTTCTTCAAAGCTACGCTCCGATTTCTCGGTCTCGTAGATTTCCTTGTGCTCTTCGCCGTAGCGGGCGTACTCCATACCAAACAGGGCGTTCAGACCTGGGAGCAGCTCTTTGAGCAGTTGTGCGCGTGAAATTGCCATTTTGAGTTACTCCTTACAGACCAACGGCGTTGGTGAAGCTATGGTAGCCGGGGTTGATCTTCACATAGACATCAGTGAAGGCGTCGCCCACAACCGAAAATCCCTGCACGTTGGGGAAACCCACAACACGGAAGGCCGCAGTGGTGGTCACGGCCGAGGAACCTGCCACGACAGAAGCCGTAGAGTTACCAGTGCTCGTGCTACCAGTTGCCACAGCGCCAGTGCTGAAGAACAAGTTTGCGCCCACAGCGGCTTGCGTCACAGAGCCAGCGGACTGGACTTGGAACACAACGTTGGGATCGTCAACAACCTGAGCCTGAACCACACCGGTGGTGCCAGTGGGGTAGTACTGCGAGAAAATCAACTGCCCTTGCGCGTTGAAGAACGAGCAGCCAACGAACACGCCCACGATACCTGTGTTAGAGGTACCCACGGGGAAGCCGTTAGTCGTCGCGTCAGCGCCGGTTGCAGTTGCCACAGCCAAGTAGCCGTTTGCATTTACATACACGGGCGAGCCGTTGAAAATGTTTGCGGCGGTGCCTGCGGGGTCAATGAGATAAGTACGGGTTGCACCTGCATATGGGGTGCCACCCAACTGATTTACGGGCTTAAGCCCGTAGGGGGCTGCTACTGATGCCATTTAAGGACTCCTTGTTACTTTGAACCAGAACCAAACCCGGCACCGCGTGTCGTGGAGGATTTCTTCTCCGAAAACAGCGGCATGCGCGGGTCGTTATTGCGCAAAAAGTGGTTATCCACTGAGTCCATCTGTCCCTGAGCTTGTCGGTTGTAGTACTCCTGGCGGGCACGGTAGCGTTCGGAGGGCATCTTGCACAGCATGAGGCCGCCGATCTCCACGTTGCCAGTTTTCTCATTACCCAAGAGCATCAGTTCTGGATGGTCTGTCGCTTTCACCGGCTCCCAACCCTCACGCATCTTTTGGGACACGTTGGTGGGGTTTGCCTGCCCAAGGATATGAGTACCAACCCAATGGTAAACCCACCCTGGCTCAGGTGTCGGATCAGGCAGATTGCTCGGCGGTACGTATACAGCGCGAGCGGTTTTATCGCGGGACTTCAACTCCCGGGCAGTGCGATCTTGAGTTTCAACCATTTTGGGCCTCCAGTTTCAAAACTTCCTGTGCATACTTTTGCGGATCGAGATTGAATTTCTTAACCAACGCAGCTTGCGATGGCGTAAGCTCAACCCTTCTCTTGCCCGTCGAACGACTGGCAGGAGCCACAACAGATGCAGGTTTTCTAGCTGGTGCCGTGGAAGAACCTTGCGACCGTTGTTTTTCTTCCGCACCCCCAAAAATCTCTGGGAACTTGGAATGTACGCGAGCATCTATCTGCTCGAAATAATCATCACTGCGGGGGTCTACCCCGTTTGCAACTAGCTTTTGATGCAGCCCTAGTGCGTAGCTGGTAATTTCCTCAAACCCGTCCGAGCCGAACCACTGGTTTTTTGCCTGCCAGCGCAGTGTCTTTTCGTCGGCCCGCACCTGTTGGTTTTGCGGTTGTTGTCTTTGTACATCTTCTTGCGGCTCTTGTAAAGTGGGCGCGCGCATATTTTTTGCACTCTGCGAGTCCCACTTGGCTTCGGCCAGGGCTTCCTGGGCGGCAATGATGGCGTCAGTATCAAACGCCTCCTGCGCGGCTTTGAGGTCTCGCCGGGCTTTCTCAAGCTTGGCTTCCGCCGCTTGGTTGGCCATCGTCATGTACTGCTCGGTGCCCGACTGCACATACTGCTTGAGACGCTTGTTCTCGTCCACCATCGCTTGCGCCAGCCGCTCCAGCTCTGCCTTCTCGCGGGCCAGGGCTTCTTTGGCCCGGCGCTCGTCGTGGCGGGCGTGGGTCAGCTCCTTCAAGCGCTTTTTGACGCCCTCGGTGTAACTGTCCAGCTCGTCATCGGTGGGGTCTGAGACCTCCCGATCCAACGGTTTACGGCCCCGGTCACGCTCGGGGGTGTCGTCTACGATCTCAATCTCGACATCGCTTTCACCCGATGTCGTAATCTCGATCTTGTCGTCCTTGTCGTCCTGCTCGTCAGGAAACTTAAATTCGCTTGCCATGATCGCTCCTTATGCGCGAGTAATACCGCGAGGGTCTTGCACCACCGCATCGACCTGATCGTCGTTGATCAATCGAAACTCCTTGCCAAAAATCTTGAAGCGTGTGCCCGAATAGGTGCGCACCAAGATGAAATCACCCTTCTCACACCACGCCCCGTTTGGAAACTTGGCTTGGTCTTTGTACGCGTCGGGGCCGACTTCCAGGACGAACAGCACCGTGGTGGCGTGCTCTTCCTGTTTCAAAATGGACGTGGGTTTGACCAAGTCCAGTTCCGTGCCGTCAAGTTTCTCCGAAACGTCTGGCACGATGCAGAGTAATTTCCAACCTGTCGGCCGGGGCAGGCTCGTCGCTTTTTCTTCAGACGACGTGTCTTCCTTGGGCTTTTCAATTGGCTGGATGGTCGGCGGCAAACTAATGCCGGGTGGTAGGAGGATTTCACTCATCGGCTTTTTCAACTTTCTCTGCAAGGTCGATTAAATGACGCTCTGCAAGGGCAAGACCCTGAATCACCCCACAGAGTTTTTGATACTCGTCAAATGAGCGACATGCTCCGCCGGCCAAGTCATCGGCGTAGTTGTTCATGTCGGTGCGTAGCTTCTCGCGCAGTACGCGTGCGAAATCTTGGATCATTTGGCTGGTCTATCCTTTTGTTGCTGCTGTATCCGCTGCGCGGCCATCTGGTCTTTAGTCTTGGCGATGTCCACACCCATGCGAACGCCGTCACGCTGCTGCTCAGCGGCCAGCCGCTCGGTATCAAAGCGCGCTTTGAGAGACACCTTGGTGCCCTCCAACTGCATGCGTGCGGTCAACTCCTCGCGCTTGAGCGCCAGCTCATCGGCCCGGGCGGCAGCGTCGATGGCCATCTGCTTCTCCTTGATCTGGGCCTCCTGCATCTTGATCTGCAGCTCCTGCCCGCGTAGCTGCAACTCTTGCTGCTGCATCTGAAGCACGGGGTCTTGCGCTTGCTGCTGGGCCTGCTGCTGGGCGGCCTGAGACTGGCTCTGCTGGAGCACCTGCTGCGCGGCTTGGGCCATCATGGCTGAGAGCTGCAGCTCGATCTCGGGCGGTAGCTTCTCGTCCTGTGGCGGCAGCGGCATGCCGAGCTGCTGCTCAATCTTCTGCCTGTATGCGAACCCAACGTGCTCTGCGATGTGCGCCGTCATGGCTGCCTGAATCTGCGGCGCTCTGGGGTTCTGCCCCACGAGCTGCATGATGATCGGATCCTGCATGGCCGAGGTGTGTACCTTGATGTGCGACTCGTGGTCCTGGTACATGAACGCCTTGAGCGGCTCACCCTTAAGCGCAGCCATGTTCTCCGAGACCGGGTCTTTCGGTTTCTGATCGTCCTCCAGCGGCACAAGCTCAGCGGCGTTCTTGATGCCCAGCACCTCCAACATACCCCTGTGCAGCTTGGGCAGGTCGTAGATGTCCGGGGCCATCTGCGCCATCTGGATAACCGCTTGGTACTGGACAACACGCTGGCTCATGGTGGCCGCGTTGGGGTCGCTGACCGGGATGATCTCGACGTGGCTGTAGTCGCCCTTTTTGGCCTTGCGCGGTGCATCGACCGGCTCGTAGTCATAGTCCTCGTCCGTGTAGTCGCGGATCAGCCCCGCCAGCAGCTTGAGCTCCTGCTTGAACGAGAAGTGGAGCCGGGCAGAGACGGCCGTCATCACTTTGAGCTGACGCTCCAGCAGGGCCAGCGTTGTGCCCACCGGGGCCTGAGCAGACATGTCGCTGACCTTCATGTCTGCGGTGGCTGCGAACCTGCGCCCCTCCTCGACGATCTTGTCCATGAGCCCCGCCAGCACAGCCGACGGCTCTTTGTACGGCAGGGGCAGGATGTTGTCCCGCAGAGCCCCCGAGGAGATGTCCACATCCCGAAACTCGCCCGGAGCGATGGGTGTGTCGTCGCCTTTGATGCGCAAACCACGGGTTTTTAAGCCCCCGGGCAGGTTCGACAGCGTGCCTGCGTCCACCAACTGGCGCATGATGCTCGTTGCGCTCTTGGCGTAGCCCCCGATCAGGTGAAAAAGGCCAAAACCGTACGCTCCGAAGCCCGGAATGTACTGGTAGTGCACAAAATGCTGCCGTTTGAGGTGCAATTTGTCGTCTGGCGTCCAGTTTCTGCGGATGGCCAGCACCTCGTTGCTGCCTTTTAGTACCGTCACCACGTACGGCAGCGTGATCCCCAGCGGCTGGCCGTCCTCGTCACACTCTGTGTGCTCGTCGCCCTTGATCACGAGGTCCGCGTGGCTCTCATACAGGGTGTATCGGTCGTCGTTGAGGTCCGAAAAGCCCGTCTCCTTGTCCTTGGCCTGCTGGATGTCGGTCTTGCTCTTGTCCGGCTCGGGCAGCTCGATGTCTCTGTAGAACCCCGCCTGCTGCAGCTTGATGATCTCGCTCTTGGTTTTGCGCAGTGTGTGCGTTACACGGTAGCAGGTGTCCAAGTCAGTCGTCCCGTAGGGCAATATGATGTCCTCGGCGGGCACAAACATACTGACCTGTCGCCCCAGGCTGGGGTCGTAGTAGACCTTCTTGAACGCCGAGCCGGTGGCCGGCAGGCTCCAGAGCATGCGCTCGTGCTCTGGACGGAACTCGCGCATGACCTCGGTCAGCTCGTAGTTCATGTCGTCCTGCACCCGGTCTGCAGCCTCGTCTTTCTCCGGCGTCTGTCGGCCAATGATCTTGGTCTTGACCGGGCCCTGGGCCGGGAACGTCTCTGTGATCGACTCCGACTGGAACCTGACCACCGCCTCGGTGATCATCGGGTGGAACACGCCGCAAGCGCCGTCCCACGGCTCCGTGCGCTCCTCGTACTGCAGCCCCAACAGTTTCAAGCCCTGCACGTAGGACTTCTCCCACTCCTTGCGTGAGCCCAGGTCGTTGGTGATGTCATCGGCAAGCTCGCCGGCCAGCGTCGCCAGCTCCGCCTCGTCCAGCTCGTCGGCAAGATTGGCCGCGAACGGATCGTCGTCTTCACCTGGGGTGATGGACACGTCGAGATCACCCGCATGGATGTTGACCTGCTCGGGGTCAATGATCTCAATCTCAATGGGCTCCTCGTTTTGAGCAAGCTCCTCGATGCCGGTGGGTGCGCTGTAGAGCGCCTTGTCGATGTTGGTGGCCATTGTGTATCCTTAATAGTACGCCCGCGCCCGGCGTTTGAAAAAGCGTGGCTCGTCGGGCTCGTCGCTGTCAAGAGCGATAAAGCCGCCTTGCCTGAATCGTAACAGTGCCTGTGACGTGGTGTCCACGTAGTCGTCGTTGTCTCCGTTGGGGAACGACGCCACCTCCTCGATGACCTCCCGGGCCCACCGGGTGTCCGGGCACCAGACCATCCCCGAGGCAAACAGGTCCGCGATGGCGTTGACCCGACTGATCTTGTCGTTGCCCCGACTCGGGTTGGTCTCCTGCGCCGGGATGCCCATCTTGCGCAGCTCCTGTATCAGGGGGGCCCCAGCGGCTTTCTTCTCAATGATGAACGCGTCGGGCTGCCACTCCTTGTAGTGCTTGAGCGCCACGGCCTTGAGCTCGGGGAACGCCATCCTGTCCTTGAACGCGTCGAGCAGGATGATCTGCGCCTTGTCGTCCTCTTCCTCGTTGTAGAACACGCCCCAGGTAGTACAGGCGCTGTAGTCGGCGCTAGTCTTGGCCTCAAACGCCGTGTCCCAGGACTGGATCACGTAGTCGCAGCGCGGCGGCTCGTCGGGCTCCCATATGCGCCAGAGTTTGCGGCTGATGATCGCCGCCGTGTTGGACACCGGGTTCTGCATGTACTGGGCGTTCCAATACTGCGGGTCCAGGGCGGCTTTTTTCTGCTTGAGCGTCTCCAGCGGCCACTGCTCGGGCCAGAGCGATTTCTCGTTCTCCGTGTCCTCGTTGAGGATGGCCGGTAGCTCCACCACCTCCCAAGGCTCTGACTCGGGATTCTTCGTCTGATAGTCCAGCAGACGCCCGGTCAGGTCCAGCTTGCCCCACCGGGTCATGATGATCAGTATGGCGCCGCCCGGCATCAGGCGCTGCAGTGGGCCTGTCTGGAACCAGCTCCACGCAGTATCGAACGCCAGCCGGCTGTTGGCCTTTACGTCCTGCTCAGAGTGGGGGTCGTCAATCACAAACAGGTCCGCGCCCCGTCCAGCCAGAGCGCCCCCTACGCCTGCGGCGTAGTACTGGCCACCCGCGCCCGTGGACCACTTGCCCGCAGCCTTCTGGTCGTCGGCCACCTTGGTGCCGGAGAACAGCTCCTGGTACTCGTCGCCTTCAATCAGATTCCTGACCCTGCGCCCGAAGTCCTCAGACAGGCCCGCCGTGTGCGTGCCCATGATGATCTTCTTCTCAGGGAAATTACCTAGAAAGAACGCCGGGAACAGGTATGAGCTGAACTCGGACTTGCCCATACGTGGCGCGATGTTAATGATGACCCGGCGCTTTTTGCCCTCGATCACGTCCTTGAAGATACGCGCCAGCTTCCTGTGGTGGGGCCCCACCTTGAACCCCGGGTACACGGACTTGGCAAACTCGATCATGTCGCCGCGAGCGGCGTTGCGCTTTTGGTGATCGGCGGCTTTGTCCAGCAACTCCAACGCCTCAAGCTTCTCCTGTGTGGAGAGCTTGCTCATATTCATGAGCAGCGCCTTGGCCTGATCAGGCGTCAGCGGTGGGTTGGTCGTCATTAGGGTTTTCCCCAACAGGAGTCACATCTTCAATCTCAGACGGCGTGGCGTCTGTGATGTTCATGAACACCGCCAGCTTTTCTTTGAGCTTGCGGTCAATTTCTTCTTCCGTGAGGTCGGTCTTCTTGACCTCGATTTTGTCTGTGAACAGCCCAACTTCTGTGACCTTGCCCAGCAGCCCCAGCGCCTTGAGCCGGATGTTTGAGTTGGGGTTCTCGCATTCCTCCAGGAGCTTGGCCACGGCGTAGCCGCGCAACTGCTTGGCTTGGTTCACAAACTCCCAGTCGTATGCGGTCAGCATGCCGACGAGATGGCGCACGGCTGCGGGGGTTTCGATCTGGGCGAGCTTGTGGTGCGCACCGTCTTCCTGGGTGACAACGGCGTTGAACGCGGCCCGGGCGGCTTTTTGCTCCAGCTCCGATATAACGGCGTCGGTGTCGGGGGAGCCCAGGGATGCGAGGAAATCTGCGGTTGAGACCTGTGCGTCGATGATTTGCGCCGGGGTGTGTTTTTCGACGGCGCGGCCCGCAGCGTCGTTTGGGACGATGTCCGGCTCAAAATCCAACAGGTGATCAAGCATGTGCGGGTTTGAGGCGTGAGCCCTTGCTTACCGATGCTGCGTACTATACACTGCGTTTGGCAGTTGCCGCAAGGCATTTGCTTTCTCCTTGGGCGTTAAACCCCATTGCACCCCGCTGGTTCGCCAGCGGGGTCTTTTTTTACCTGTATTTGTCTAACACTAGACAAAGATATGCTGAAATTTATATAAAAATTAGCGAGTTTATCGTGCAGCAATAACTTTTTTGATTGCTGTAGGTGGTAAGTAATGAGTTGGTATTACTGAGATGTGGAGTGCGGTTGCAAAACAGTGTT